TGGAATCCAATTCCAAATGAATTCTTGAAGCTAAATCTAAAAAGAGCGGTATTCACTTCTACTGCTAATAGCTCAGTAAGTCTAGTCAATAAAGACTACGAGTTCTTCTATATGGCCAACGCATATGGCTATTTTGAACAGGGCGAATATGCATTTCAATTGACTTCAAATACTGTATTTGCAAATTCATCTACAACTTCACAGAATGTATCGATCAATTCAAATACAAATACTGTAACTCTACAGGGATTGACCGGAACTGTTACGAGTGGATTTACTCAATTTACAAATACAGCAATTTTGATAGCCTCTAATGGAAGTTATTATGATACGCTATTTGTTAACAGTGTGTCAAACACTTCTTCTATGACTATAAAGAATACTCCAATATTCTCTGGAAACGTCACAATACAATGGACTCCAGTCGGTAGAGTATATAACTATGATCTAAATTATCTGGATCTGACTCTTGTAGATTCTACTGCAACAAATAGCACGTTCAAATTCACACAAAATTCTACGGTAGTAGGAATTACATCTAGAGCTAATACTCAGATTGGTCTCATTAGAGATAGAGTCGTCAATCGATTTGCGCCTCTGTTCCATAACTTAACTCTACCAAATGCCACCATCGATCTTCAGATGCTTAATACTATAACTGGAACTTATGGAAATACATCCGTAAAAACGTATAGTACGTCTAATATGAATAGCATACTGGACAACGAAGTTATCATTGCTTCTAAATCTAGTGAAATTACAAATATGGGTGGAAGAAAGTCATTCTCGGCCAACCTAGTTCTTTCATCTGACAGCTCGTTCATCAGTCCAATTGTAGATCTACCAACTTCTTCTGTAGTGGCATATCGTAATATGATCACTAATCAGTATTATGGTGAAAATACCAAGTCTGGTCTGGCTATAAACAAGTACATCTCAAAGACGATCACACTGGCTTCTGGACTAGATTCTGAAGATCTAGTAGTATACTTAGATGCATATCGTCCAAGAGGAACTGTAATCAATGTATATGGAAAGTTCTTGTCTGCTGCTGATCCAGAGACTTTTGACTCTAAAGATTGGACTCTGCTTGTAAACGACGAAGTCTCTTCGACTCTATATTCAGATTCTACTAACCTATCTGACATCAAAGAGCTTAAGTTCTCTATTCCGACGTCTCCATTCTCAACAATTAAGACTGGAACTATTACTACCAATGCATCTAATGCTACGGTCGGCGGAATCAATACGGCATTCACGACAGATATAACAATTGGCGATCTAGTAAAGATCTATAGTGACTCTACTAAAGCTACGTTCCAAGTCTCTAAAGTTACGGCTATCGCCAATAATACATCGATGACGATCGACAATAACTCTTCGTTCAGCACGACTGCTGGATCATATGAGCGTGTGGATTTCCCACATACAGCATTCATCGATACGCAAAACAGTAATATTCTCAGATACTACAATGCATCTGGAGTTCCGTACGATACATACGTAACCTATGCAATCAAGATAGTTCTAGCCTCTAATAGTTCATATGTAGTTCCACGCGTTCTTAATCTTAGAGCCATAGCGTTGACATAATGAGATATGTAAAGACCGACGAAGAGAATTTTATACGAGATAGAAGCACCACGGCCGTGCTAAATACTAATGTAGAAGCTTTAGCTTCATATAAAAAAGAAAGAGAACGAAGACTTAGAGCCGAAAACGTAGTAGAAGAAGTAGAAGCTATCAAAAATGACTTATCACAGATAAAAGAATTATTGAGCGCTTTAGTCAACAAATCATGAATAAATATACTATCATATTGCAGGAAATAGAAGTTAATGTCTAAACAGTACTCTAATGTACAACCGGGATTCGATACATTTGCTTCTTGGTTGACTAAAACCAATAATCTTTTAGACGATATGTCAACTATCGTCGTAACGGTAGCTTCTAATTCTTCTGGTGGTGTTACTACCGGAAACGCATTTATTTCTGGTACATTATCTGGTACGACTGGAGCTTTTAACACTATTCGTGGTGGTAATGTAAGCACCAACGAAACTCTGACTATCGCTTCTAATGTGGCCATCGCAAATGGCTATTCGCTCACGTTCGGAAATACCTCAGTCAATACCACGATCAACGCTACGTCTTTCTCTGGTATTGCCAACTCAGCGAATGCACTTACTACAGCCCGCAATATCGCTCTTACTACCGACGCAACCGGCAATGGCAATTTCGATGGAACCGCTAATCTTACCATTGCAGTCACTCTTGCCAATTCTGGTGTCACGGCCAACACATACGGTAATACTACGACATATCCGGTTATTACCGTAGACGCTAAGGGTAGAGTCACAGCTGTTACCGCACAGACCATCTCTACTCCAGCGTCTGGCGTTACATCATTCAATACCAGATCCGGCGCGGTGACTCTTACTGCGGCGGATATCACGGGTAACTCTTCAGTCGGTCTAAACTATACTCCAGTAAGTGCAAACACTTCTGGGTCGATCAATGGATCTCTGACTCTTACTTCTGGCGATCTGACAGTACGCGATATTCTATCTTCTAGAGATATCAGAGCCGGAAACTCTACGGTCAATGCAGTAGTCAATGCGATCTCAATCAGCATCGGTAACTCTACTGTCTCTGGAGTTCTAAACTCTACGGCTCTAGCGGTGCAGGGCATCTATGCAAACGGAAGTCTCGGCGCAAACGGCCAACTTCTATTCTCTAATGGTACTGGATTATATTGGGCATCCGGAGGTGGCGCCACTCTTACTGCCAATAATACCGACACTCAGACTTACTACTTTCCGATGTCGAATACCGTCTCAGGCGCTTGGTCTAACGGTGTAGTCTCTAATACTCAGCTTTACTTTGTTCCTTCAACTGGAACTCTGAATTCTACCATCTTCAACTCTCTGTCCGACGCGTCGGCTAAGGACAATGTAGAGACCATCTCCGATGCGACAGCGATAATCAATCAACTCAACGGTGTGACTTTCAATTGGAAGAATACCGGAGATAAGTCTTCTGGTGTCATCGCCCAAGATCTTGAGAAGATCATTCCATTCTTAGTAACAGATACCGATGGAACAAAGAGTGTCAACTACTCTGGTTTGATAGCGTACTTAATTCAAGCAGTCAAAGAACTATCGGCCAAGGTGGACAGACTGGAGAATAACTAGTCATGACTACTAACTTTAAGACCAATAATACCGCTGTAGAGACTGCTTATTGCAGTTATGATTATGTTCATTATTCAAACCTTTGGGATTGGGGATATAATGCAACTAATAATCTCGGAGACAGCACTACAACTAATAGGTCTTCACCTATACAAGCGGCCGGATACGGATTTTGGGATAGCGCTTCTTCTGGCTCATTCCATAGTATGGCCATCAAGCGTGACGGCACACTGTGGGGATGGGGATATAATTCCTATGGTGAATTAGGCTTAAATAACAATGCTACTAAGACATCACCGGTTCAAGTCGGCGCGTTGCGTGATTGGGCGATTGTTTCTATTGGTGGTGATAATCCCGGATTCAGCATGGGAATTAAAACCGATGGCACGCTCTGGGCTATTGGTGGTAGCGGACAAGCTGGACAATTAGGTACTGGTAGTGGATATGTTGGGTACTATATATCATCACCAGTTCAAGTCGGTGCACTGACTACGTGGTCAAAGATTTCTGCTGGAGGAACAACTCAGTTTAGTGGCAGTGTAGGAGCTATTAAGACTGATGGTACTCTATGGACTTGGGGACATAATAATTATGGCCAATTAGGTAGTGGTACTATTATTGATAGATCATCACCCGTTCAAGTCGGTACACAGACTAATTGGTCATCTATATCGAGCGCCGGCGCATCAATGTATGCTATTAAGACTGATGGTACTCTATGGGCATGGGGATATAATGCATTTGGTCAACTTGGTCTAGGTGATATAACGCATAGATCTTCTCCAGTTCAAGTCGGTGCATTGACTACTTGGTCACTAGTATCTGCTGGTACTTATAGAGCATACTCAGCATATGCTATTAAGACTGATGGTACTCTATGGGCATGGGGATATAATATATATGGTCAACTTGGTTTAGGTGATACTACCAACAGATCTTCACCAGTTCAAATAGGTCTATTGACGACTTGGAGTAAAGTTGCTGCGGGTTCATACCATACTATAGCCGTCAAGACTGATGGTACTCTATGGTCTTGGGGATATAACAATTATGGTCAATTAGGACAAAATGATACTACTAATAGATCATCTCCTGTTCAAGTCGGTACACAGACTATATGGTCACTAGTATCTTCTGGATCGTATACTTCATTTGCATTACAGAATCAAGTAGTACCATAAATAGATAGTATAACTTAGGGAAGAACGATGAATTACGGACTTATAGATAACGGATATATGAAAGTCGGTCCACGTGACTATATCAGAGTCTTCTTTGAAGATTACTTGAACTCGCGTGGTATTGCTTTTGATCTTCCTGGATCATATGACTCTCTAGAGCCTATCGTCATCAACGATACCATTAGAATCGCTCCTGTAGAAGATCCGATTATTCCAGAATTCGACACTCCTACTCAACAGCTCGCCGGTCCTTTCTGGAATACTAATGAAAATCCAGTAATTGGATGGTATGACGTCGCTCCCGTAGATCTTGATATCGCTAAGAATACGCTTAAGACACTATTAGCCGCTAAGCGCTATGAAAAAGAAAACTCTGATATAGATGTCACCGTAGAAGGTCAGACTGTATCTGTGAGTAAGAAGCGCGGTGAACCAAGAAATATCTGGATCAACATCCTAACTACAATGGGCGATTCTGATACAAAGAACTATAAGTTCAGCAATGGAACTTGGATTGCTCTGACTAAATCAGATGTAAAATCAATAGCCGATGATATCGATCAAAGCGTTCAAGCTGCTTTTGATTGGGAATTATCATTCATAAATAAAATAGATGCTGCTACTACTGCAAGTCAGATTCAAGAGCTCAAGACTGAAATACTAGAGGGGTAGATCATGACCTCTAATTATACTAGAACCGGTACAGATCTAGATAAAATTCTAATCACTCAAGCGGATAAAGCAAATGTTCCACTTGCATATAGAAAGTCTGGAGCCAACAGCATCTGGGGTGTGTTTGGTGTTGGGTACGGTTGGGGCCTTGATTATTACGGAGAATTAGGTAATAACGTTTCAGGAACTACTGGATATCCGGATTATATTACAATATATTATAGCACTCCACAACAAATACTTAACGTTACACAGTGGAAATTAGTTTCTGCGGGACGTTATGGACATTCTGCTGGTATTAAAAATGATGGTACTCTATGGACATGGGGAAATAATAGTTATGGTGAACTCGGCGGAGGTAGCAGTAGATCATCTCCAGTTCAAGTAGGTGCACTGACTAATTGGTCGTCCGTATCAGCCGGCCGAAGTTTTAATTTAGCAGTTAAAACTGACGGCACTCTATGGTCATGGGGAATAAATACCTATGGTCAACTTGGTGATGGTACTGTAACTAATAGATCATCTCCGGTTCAAGTCGGTCTACTGACTACATGGTCTTCAGTCGCCGTAGGTGGATATAACTCATATTTAACATATGGAGGATTTTCACACGCTATTAAGACTGATGGAACTCTCTGGTCGTGGGGATATAATGGCTATGGTCAATTAGGACAAAATGATACTACTAATAGATCATCACCAGTTCAAGTCGGTGCTCTTACTACATGGTCAAAAGTATCTTCTGGCCAGAGTCACACTTTAGCAATTAAGACCGATGGTACTCTATGGTCATGGGGAAGAAATAATAATGGCCAACTTGGTGATGGAACAGTAACTAATAGATCATCTCCAGTTCAAGTAGGTGCACTGACTAATTGGTCACTAGTATCTGCTGGTGCGTATCATACTATGGCAGTCAAGACTGACGGCACTCTTTGGTCATGGGGAAGAGGTACCTCTGGCCAACTTGGTGATGGTACTGTAACTAATAAATCATCTCCAGTTCAAGTAGGTGCATTGACTACCTGGTCATTAGTATCTGCTGGGCAGTATCATTCTTTAGCAGTCAAGACTGATGGTACTCTATGGTCTTGGGGATATAATAATTATGGTCAATTAGGACAAAACAATATCGTTCATAGATCATCTCCAGTTCAAGTTGGTACTTCGAATAATTGGTCAGTAATCTCTGGTGGTGCTGGCAGCTACGGTGGTTTTTCATTAGGAATAATAAAACAAGACTTAACAGGTTAAATTATGGAGAATTTATATAATGCAACAGCATCCACTTGGATTTGTAATTGAGTTTCTTAAAAATACTGATGAACTTAAAGCGGGTTCAGAACTTCTAAAAGTCTTTAGAAGATACTCTAATAATATAGATCAGTTTGATCAGCTCGGCATGTACTTCAATGAAATGAAAGACTACCACAGCGCCCTTGAATGCGCTCAAAGAGCCTTAGAACTATCGACTAATGAAGGGCAAAGATACGCCACTAGATCTAATCTGGCAAAACTGTATAATCATACGAATGATCCAGAGATCTCTATGCAGTATTCTAAACAGAATCTTGCTGTCAATCCACGTGATTACGAAGCTAAGATGGAAATGATCTTCTCGCACTATCTTTCTGGAGACTTTGCTACATCACACCAAGAGATCAAGAATCTGCTTCAAGATCCTATGGTTCCAGATGATATTCGTCTACGCTGTGAATTCAATCTGGGGTCTTACCTCATCGATGAAGGAGAGTTCAAGCAGGGCATTCTCAACTTCATCGATGTCGGTCACAGAATTGGAATCTGGAAGAAGTACGATCTACCTCTAACTCAATGGTACGGAGAAGTCATTCCCGGAAAGACTGTCGCTATCATCGCTGAGGGTGGAATCGGCGATGAAGTCATCAATATTCGCTTCATGGAAAATATCAAGAAACTCGGTATGTATCCAGTATTCGTTACTGGAAGAAAGAACACCGCAGATCTATTCAGAAAGAATGGATTCAACACAGTTTCTAGCATCAGAGAAGTCCCCTCGGACGCTCTGGGCATCAAGTCCATGTATCTTCCAATCGCGCTGGATCTTGATAAGAACGAACTATGGAATGGACCATATCTCAAGCCCGACCCGGCCTATATTGAAAAGTGGAAGAAGCTTCTTCCATCCGGTAGAAAGATCGCTATTCGATGGGCGGGTAATATGTACTACGATCAAGATCTACACCGTACAGTGCCACTAGAACGATACAACGAAGTACTAGATTTCTCTAGAGATGATATTACATTCGTCTCGGTACAAAAAGATGGATACGAAGGAATTGAGAATTATCCTAAGGTATTCGACGCCGCACCGCATCTAGAAGACCTAGACGACCTGCTGGCGTGTCTATCACTCATGGACTATACCATAAGTAGTTGTACCTCAGTATCACACGTGTGTTCTGCCGCAGGATTTCCGATCACGGTATGTCCACCGATCGCTACATACTATACGTGGCTCGGCGATTCTAAATGGTACGGAGACAACTGCACTATTCTACGTCAAAGAAAGTGGAGAGACTGGTCTCATCTGGAGCAACTAAAAGACGTCCTATGATTGAAAAACAATTCTTTTTTCTAGCTGGTCTTCCCAGAAGTGGAAGTACTGTGTTAGCTTCTATTCTAAATCAGAACCCAGAGATATACGTCACTCCGACTTCTCCGTTGGAAACACTTCTGAGACAGAACGATACTGATTGGCATGAAACACCATCGGTAATCGCCAATCCTTTTCCTGAACAACTCAAGAATATGTCTGACGCAATCATCAATGGTTGCTGGGAACATATAGATAAGCCTATCATCATCGATAAGCATAGAGTATGGGCGTCTAAGATACCACAGATCAAACTTGCATTTGGACGAGCAAAGATCATAGTTACGACTCGCGATCTTCCTTCTATATTTGCGTCTTTTCTAAGACTCAACAGAAACATGCCAGCGAGAACTAGTGGAATAGATTTAGCCCTTCTTAAAGAAGGAGCTTGGTTGAATGATTCTAACAGAGTCGACTCCATGTGGAATAGCTATGTAAAGAAAACATGGTTGAACTTTAAAGCCGGTTATGAAAATAATAGAGAGTGCTTACATATCGTAGAATATGATGATCTATGTTCTAACAAAGAAGAAGTAATAAGAGGAATATACGACTTTTTAGAACTTCCTTATTACGACCATGATCTAGAACATATAGTCAATGTTACTCCAGAAAATGATGAAGAGAGCTATGGCCTTGCGAAATTACATGATATCAATACTGTCTTAGAAAAGACGTCTAGTGATCCCAAAGAGATTCTTGGTGAGAGGCTATATAATAAGTATAATGATATGAATCTGGAGTTCTGGAGATCGTAATGGAAAAGACATTTCATTTTCTGTCTGGCCTTCCCAGAAGTGGAAGTACAGTACTCACGGCGATTCTCAATCAGCATCCAGAAGTCTACGCGACACCGACATCTCCACTGCTAGATATATTGATTTCTAATCAAAAAATCTGGCATGAAACTCAACAGGTCAGAGCCAATCCAATCGGAGAGCAACTTACCAACATCACTCGTAGACTCATTGATGCCGTGTGGAAGCATAGACCGGAACCAATCATCATCGATAAGAATCGCGGCTGGGGTAAGAATATGCCGGCTAGTGTGATTCTATTTGAAAGAGAAATTAAGATAGTAATGACTGTTCGTGATCTTCCGAGTATCATGGCGAGTTGGCTGAAGCTTCTAAAGTCAAATCCGGGCAACCATATAGACCAGTCTATAATTTCTAATGGACTTCAGATTACAGATGAAAATAGAACCATGGAAATGTGGAATAACATGGTTAGAGACTGCTATGAGTCTGTCAGTCAAGCCGTAAAAGACGCCGGAAATAGAATTCTAATCATAGAATACGATGATCTAATGGAGAGCCCAAAGAGTACATTATCATCTATAGAAGATTTCCTAAAACTAACTAAGTATGAGTACGACTTCAATAACATTATAAATAATACTAACGATGATGATCTGTCTGCTTGGGGTCTTGACGGTATGCATACTATCAGGAGTACTCTAAAGAAGATTTCTGAATCTCCACAAACCATTCTTGGCGATGATCTATTTGAAAAATTTAAAGATATAGAAAGATCATATAGAGGACAGTATGGCTGGTAATCTACAAGTTAATGGAGTTGATTTCGACAACTATTATATTCCAAACACTAGCTTTATAAGCTATAATGATAAAACATTTTGGGCTTGGGGTGATAATACAGATAGTATCATACCAGATGGAACTTCCACTAGCTATAGTTCTCCTATTCAAATAGGAATTTTAACTGGCTGGACAGTAATATCGTTTTCACCAAATCAAGGAAGTTTAAATGCTTATGGGTTTGGTGGAGGAGTGAAGAGTAATGGCTCGCTTTGGACTTGGGGAAGAAATAATACTGGTCAATTAGGTACAGGCGATCGAACACACAGATCATCACCAGTGCAAGTCGGTACACTGACAAATTGGAGTAGCATTAACTGCGGAGGAAATGCAGTAGCAGCTATTAAGACAGACGGTACTCTTTGGACTTGGGGATCTAATAATTACGGTCGTTTGGGATTAAATGATGTTACGCATAGATCTTCTCCTGTACAAGTAGGAGCTGGTACTACTTGGAGTAAAGTATCGGTTGGCGGCGGCAGTGTAAACGGCGATGATGGCCATATGTTAGCCATTAAGACTGATGGCACTCTATGGGCCTGGGGATATAACATTAATGGTCAATTAGGATTAGGTGATACTACCCACAGATCTTCTCCAGTGCAAGTAGGTGCTCTGACTACATGGGCATCTGTAGCTACAGGAAGAACATTCTCATTAGCTATCAAAACGGATGGCACTCTATGGGCTTGGGGTGGTAATGCTAGTGGACAACTAGGCCAAGGAGATATTGTTCATAGATCATCTCCAGTACAAGTCGGGGCTCTAACTACTTGGAGTAAAGTCACCGGTGGTGGTGAAGGCGCTTATTCTGGTTCTACACTAGCCATAAAAACAGATGGTACTCTGTGGTCTTGGGGATATAACAATAGTGGTCAATTAGGACAAAATGATATTGTTCATAGATCATCGCCAGTTCAAGTAGGTGCACTGACTACATGGAGCTCTCTGCCTGATCACCTTTCACGGTTTTCTGCAGGCGCAATTAAAACAGATGGTACTCTGTGGGTCTGGGGTTCTAATTCAAGCGGTCAATTGGGTCAAAATAATCTAACAAATGTATCTTCTCCTGTGCAGGTCGGTACATATACTAATTGGAATTCTATTTCATTTGGAACTGCTAGTATTGGCTCAATTAAAAACGGACTTTAATAATGGAGTTATATAATGAAGACTGCGGCTTACACAATCTGCAAAAATGAGATCAAGAAACTAGACCAATGGCTCTACTACACTAAGGACTTCGACTACAGAGTCGTTCTAGATACCGGATCTACTGATGGCACATTTGAGGCGCTTCAAAAAGTTCCAAATATCATTCTAAATCAGCTCATACTAGATGAATTTAGATTTGATACTGCACGCAATGTAAATCTTATGATGGTGCCTCAGGACGTCGACTGGTGTCTTTCTCCTGATATGGACGAGTATTTCTCTATCAATGTGCTCGAAGAGATTGCTAGAACCGAAGCTCAATATTCGAACGTAACAAATGTCTCATGTGCAAGACTCGACATCTATAGTCCTGAAGTCTTTGTTGGTCGACCTAAACATATCGGTACCAATAAGATTCACAGACGTCATATGTACGAGTGGAGAATGCCGATCTATGAGCATCTGTCTTATATCGGACCAGGATCCGAAGCTGAGATCTATAATCCAGAGGTATTCTTGATTCACGATCAAGACATCACCAAACCCAGAAATAAGCAATATCTAGATCTATTCATCAAAGAGCACGATGCTAATCCTCAGAATACTTGGAATAGCTGGTATCTGACCAATGAGTATTTCAAGCGACAAGATATGGAAGGCTTCGTGAATGTCGGCGTAGATTTCTGTCGCTATCATGACAATAAGTCCGATACGAAATACTCAGAGGTACTTGAAGTTTTGACACGCTTCGCGCAATCTGCAGAAGTACCAGAGAGCCTTAAGGCCAAGATCAAAACTGAGTTACATCTATAAAGCCACAGGTTTATTATAACGATTTACGAATTAGTGTCAACTGCTTACTTCTATAAATATTAGACGAGATAGGGAGTGTATTCGTGGCAGCAAAAGCTAATATCGTAGTAGATCAGGGAACTACATTTTCAACATACTTGGCTTTGACCGATGACACCGGAGCTGCTTTGGATCTTACGGATTACAATGCACGCGGGCAAATCAGAAAGTGGTATACTTCAAATTCGTACGTGACTTTTACTGTCACTATTCCTAATCCGAACACTGGTTATATCTACGTCGCTCTGGATGCTAACACCACGGCTAACATGGAATCGGGTAGATATGTCTATGATATCGAGACTGTAGATACAGCTAATGCTATCACTCGTGTTATCGAAGGAATAGTCACAGTTACTCCGGAGGTTACGAAAGTCTAATGTCTGGAATCAACGTAAGACTTAAGCAAGATCTTAACTTCACTAAGACTAAGTTCGTCAAAGAAGCTAATCCGATCTACATCAAGAACATCATGCCTCCAATTGGATCTAGACTTTCTACGCTCCAAGATGTTAATATGGATAATCCTATAAATAATAGCGTCTTAATTTATCACGAAGATGATCAAAATTTTCACTTAGACCAGCTGAGCCTTGATGGAGGAGCGTTTTAATGGCTAATACAGTATTACAAGTTAAACGAAGTGCTACTACAGCCATTCCGGTTTCTCTGGCTAATGGCGAGCTGGCTTATTCTGGTAACTCTTCTTCGAACTCTCTGTTCATCGGTCACCCAGACGGATCTACTGGCGTAATCAGAATCGCTGGTGGCAAGTATCCTTATCTGCATCAAGCCACCGTCGGTATACTGACTGCTAACGCGGTCGTTGTTACTGACTCTAACGCTTTCGTCTCGAACGTCTTTACTACTGGCCTGTTTGTCGCCGCATCTATCGATTCTCCAGCGGCCAATTCTACGGCAGCGTTGATTACATCTATCACGCCACAAGCCAATACTACTCAGCTTGGTGCTTCTGCCGGTGGTTCTAATACAGAACTAGTCACTTCATATGCCATCAAGACTTATGTAGATGGTAAAGTAGCTACTGCTTCTATCAATACAGCAGCGGCATATACATTTACCGGTGTACATACATATAACGCTAACGTAAACATTGTCGGCAATACGACAGCTATTCTTAGCGTAGGTACTACTACAAATGTCTCTATAAATGCCATTGCTATTGCATTTACAAATGCTACAGCGACTGTAACGATTAATGCCACTTCTTATGGTGGAACTGCTAATAGCGCGACGTATCTTGGATCTACTGATCTAACCACTCTTCAAGGTCAAATTACCGGCAACGCTGCCACAGCCTATACCAACGCTACATCGTACGCCGATACTAAGGCCGCCACGGCTTACACGAACGCTACTGCATACGCAGATACTAAGGCAGCGACTGCATATACAAACGCCACTGCTTACGCCGACACAAAAGCCGCTACTGCGTATTCAAACGCAGTAGCTAATGCCGCGGCACTATACCAGACGACTGCTGGACTATCAGCCAACGTAGCTACTCTGACCGCTAACGCCGCAGGATATCTCGGCAACTCTTCTGGTACAATCGGTAATATTACTTCTTGGATCACCGGTAACTCGGCGACGGCCTACACGAACGCAACGACATATGTGACTACCGGTGGCTATACTATCTCCGGTGTAGTTACCTATTCTGGAAACGTTGTTCTTTCTTCTGGAAATGGCACAAATGAATTCTTAATAGGAACAATCAACGCTACATCGATAGGCTTGTTAGCGAACTCTACAGTTCTTACCATAGGTAATTCAACTGTCAATACAGTCATCAACTCTACAGCATTTTCAGGAACAGCTAATAACTCTACCAATTTTGGTGGGTTGAGCTTAACTACAGTACAAGCTCAGATTACAGGTAACGCGGCTACTGCGTACACCAATGCTACATCGTACGCTGATACTAAGGCAGCTACTGCTTATTCAAATGCTACGGCTTATGCGTCTAATGCCTCGAACATTACTACTGGTACTCTGCCGGCGGCTCAGCTTCCAGCCAACGTAGTATTCTGGTCTAACAACAATACATTCACCGGAATTCAGACATTCGACAATGTGGTCATCAATGGAAATACCGCACTGGGTAATGCTACTACTGACGTTATAACAATCACGGCCCGTGCAAATACCAGCATCGTTCCATCTGCCAACGTTACATATGATCTAGGTACGACCGCTCTATATTGGCGAGATGTGCTCGCAGGCAACGGTAAATTTGATACCGTCACGACGACTGGAAATCTAACCGTCGGCGGTAACATCAACGTTACGGGTAACTTAATAACTCAGAACGTATCATCGGTGATTATCTCCGACCCGATCATCTATCTTGCCGGAAACAATTATACATCAGACGTAGTTGATATTGGTTTTGCCGCTAACTATTCTCCAGATGGTGTTCAAGAATTACATACCGGTCTAATCCGCAAAAATTCTACGGACAACTACTATCTGTTCGTTGGTTCTACACAAGAACTATCTGGCAATAACTTAGTCAACACTAACGCTACGGGCTTTAGAAGCGCCACACTATACAGCTATCTTAACTCTGGTGCTCTAACTTCTAGTAACACAGCGTTAAATATTACGGCGAATGCGTCTATCGCTGTCGCCTTTACGGCTAACACTCTCGCACTAAGCACCGCCCTTCCTGCCACATCTGGTGGTACTGGTCAGGCGTCCTTTGCAGTCGGTGATATTCTATACGCGTCATCTACTACAGCTCTATCTAAGCTTGCTAGAGGTACAGATGGTCAGGTCCTTCAAATGCAGGGAACTACTCTGGCTTGGGCTTCTCTAGATGGAGGAACTTTCTAACCTTCAGTATATACTGATAAAAGAGGAGCCACATGGCTAATACAAAGCTTCAATTTAAGAGGACGACGGTCTCGGGTCGTCTTCCTAACACGACGAATTCTGCAAATAGTTCATACATCGATGCTGGTGAGTTTGCCGTAAATCTCACAGACGGCAAAGTCGTATCTTCTAATGGCACAGTTACATTTGAAATAGGCGCCAATCTAAGCTCATTGAATCTTACTGGTGCATTGACTGCAAACGGGTCTAATGGAACCAGCGGCTATGTTTTGGCCTCAAACAGCACGGGCATATATTGGGCTCCACCGTCATCCGCTGTAGCTTCTATAAACTATGCTCAGAATAACGTTCTTACTACACAGTGGGCAAATACCGCCGATACATTTCCTAAAACTCTAGCTACAATTCAATTGACGACGGCAGGTAACCCAGTGCAAATCTTTGCGATGGGTGATGCCAATCCATTGTCTACCGGTGCTTGGGGTAAGCTTGCCCTCTATAGAGACAGCACTATGCTTACCGGAAATATTCATTTTGAATCTTCATTGGCCAATGAAAACAATCCATACTGTCTACAGTTTATAGATACTGTAGGAGCTGGAGCATACACTTATACTCTAAAATGTACACAGGTCAGCGGAGGAAATGTTCAGTTTGGTGAATCCAATGGTCCAGTAATTGGAGTAGTCGAACTGCAGAACGTAGTCGGAACTATAAACACGACTGCACAGTATACATTTACGAATACTCACACTCATAGCGCTACTGTTACTATGAGTAATAATCAAAGACTTCAATTTGCTCCGACTTCCGGAAGCGCAAACGTTTATCTGACTCAACAAAGCGATGATAACTTTGTGTTTTACACCACAAACACTTCTGGTGGTTCTCGAGCGGTATTCAACATATACGCTAATACACTTACGTCTACACAGACTGGAGCCTTGAGACTCAATACTCCATTAGACATGAGCATTTATGGAATATACGCCAATAACAGCTTAGGAACTTCTGGCCAAGTTCTAACATCTAATTCTTCTGGTGTGTATTGGTCTACTGCTTCTGGTGGTGGTGCGACGCTGACTGCCAATAGCACTGATACTCAGACATTCTATCTTCCGATGGCCAATACTACATCTGGTTCTTGGTCTAATGGTGTAGTGTCCACGACAAAGCTATACTTTGTTCCATCCACGGGAACACTCAACGCCACAATATTCAACTCTCTATCAGACGAGAGTGTTAAGGAAAATATCGAAAGCATACCAAGCGCTCTTGATGTAGTTAGAAATCTAGATGGCGTATCATTCAACTGGAAAGACAACGGTCTCAAATCTTATGGTGTCATCGCTCAAGAAGTAGAAAAGATTATACCAGAGCTAGTCAGTGATACAGATCCTAAATCAGTCAATTACTCTGGTATCATTGCATTCCTCATAAACGCAGTTAAAGAACTAGACGCGCAGGTTAGAAATACTAGCTGCTCTTGTAATTGTAATAAATAGCATAAAGAGGACTAAACATGGCCGGCCCAACGTCAAGATCTGAATTCAAAGCTTATTGCTTACGCCGTCTCGGCGCGCCAGTCATTGAAATCAACGTAGACGACGATCAGGTAGAAGATCGTATCGAAGACTCTCTTAAGTACTACTGGGACTATCACTTCGACGGTTCAGAGAAGCAGTACTACAAGTACGGGCCAGTGACTCAGACGGATCGTGATAATAAGTATATTACTCTTCCGGATAATATTATCGGTGCCGTCAGAATTTTTCCTATTGGCCAAGCGCTGTCTACCAATAACCTTTTCAACATTCGTTATCAGATCGCTCTGAACGATTTGTATGATCTCACGGCCACGACTATGGTTCCTTACTACATGGCCATGCAACACATTCAATTCCTCGAGCAGCTTCTGGTAGGTGAACAGCCGATTAGATTCAATCGACACATGAATCGTCTGGCCATCGATATGGACTGGGGTCGAGTCAATGTTGGTGAATATATCGTCGTAGAAGCATATCAGATCGTAGATCCAGATGTTTATAGCAATGTCTGGAACGATCGCTGGCTACAAAGATATGCTACGGCTATGATCAAGCAACAGTGGGGTGCTAACCTAACTAAGTTCAAAGAAATCAAACTTCCTGGTGGAATGGTCTTTAACGGAGATAAGATCTACAACGATGCTATCGAAGAGATCAAGAAGCTAGAAGACGAAATGATCAACAGCTACAGCCTGCCCGTCTCAGACATGATCGGCTAGAGGACCCATTTCATAATCATAATGATAAATGCAAATCAATAAATAGTCTATCAAACATAGGATAGATATTTTGCCTACTACCAATTTCTTTTTCAACAATCAGAACTTTACGGCAGAACAAAGACTTCTTGATAATCTTACGGTAGAGATGATCAAGATCTTTGGTGTCGACGTGATCTATTGCCCGCGCACTACTCCAAATGTGGACAAGCTGTTTCTAGAAGATCCAACTTCTGAATTTAGTAATGCTATTCACATCGAAATGTATATCAAGAACTTCGAGGGATGGCAGGGTGAGGGCGATATGATGTCGAAGTTTGGCATCACAATGGCCGATCAGATTACATTCTGTGTATCTCGTAGTAGATTCCAAGAAGATATTGGCTCTCAGTACGATATCATTCGTCCTCGCGAAGGCGATCTTATCTTCTTTCCGATTCCTAACGCAATGTTCGAAGTCAAGTTCGTTGAACACGAGTCGACGTTCTATCAAACCGGTTCCCTACAATTCTTTGAATTGAAGTGTGAACGCTTCAACTACTCTGACGAGTCTCTTGATACTGGTATTCAAGAAATCGATACCATCGAAACAAACTATAGTTTTGCTACGGATGGTTATAGACTTACTACAGAAGATGGTCTATTCCTTACTACAGAAGCTGAAAATAGACTGATATCAGACGACACGCCAGAACCAGACCAAATCGATGGGACTGTACAGAATCAATATTTTGAGCAGCAAGGAAACTACATCGACTTTAGCGTTGCCAATCCATTTAGCGAGGTTTAACTATGCTAGGTAAAACTTGGTATTTTGGATTGATAAGAAAGTACGTAACGATCTTCGGAACCCTGTTCAACGATATCGTTATCAACAGAGTCGATCTAGATAACAACACTACAAAGACAATAAAAGTTCCCATTGCTTATGGACCAAAAGAACGTTACCTGACTCGTCAGATTCAGAACGAAGATTTACTTCGTCCTGTCTCTTTGGTCTATCCACGTATGGCATTCGAGATCATCGATATCAGATACGATTCAGACAGAAAACTCTCTTCTATTGGCAAATGCACCACTGGATCATCAAACAACGGCAATCTGCATATACAAAACAATCCTGTACCGTACAATATAGGATTTAGACTGTCAATCATTACCAGAAACTCAGATGACGCTCTCAGAATTGTAGAGCAAATTATTCCATACTTCACACCGATTCTAAATGTATCTGCGAATCTTATTCCAGAAATGAACTATGGAAATATAACTCTTCCACTCGTTCTAAATTCTGTAAATCAAGAAGAGCTATATGAAGGCGACTTTACTTCTAAAGAATACGTTATCTGGACTCTTGAGTTTACGCTCAAAGGATTCTTGTATGGTCCAACATCTGATTCGAAAGTCATTAAAGAGATCTTTATCAATTTCGAACTTCCATCCGGAGATATCACCACCGCTGTCATCGGAACGACTTCTGTCGAAGAGCATATATATGTAAGGCCTGGTTTAACGGCGAATGGACAACCGACTTCTAATAGTGCAGCATCTGTTCCCGTACAAGACATCAACGCTACAGATGCTTATGGCTTTATAGTTGATTATGTGAGAGATGCAGATGAATAGTGATGATAATAAAAGCGTGATATCCCAGATACTCAATACTCCTGCGACAGTCAGAGAGAACGGAGTAGTCATACATCAAGACACAGATAAAGTCACGGACGAAGAACTAAACAACGATCTGACTTATGTCAGAACTATGATGTATGATACGATCAAGAACACTTCTGATGCTGTAGAAGAGATGCTTGAAATTGCTAAACAGAGCCAACACCCCAGGGCATTTGAGGTCGTGGCGACTCTATTGAATACTCAACGTGAAGCCAGCAAGGATCTTCTGGATCTTCACAAGAAAAAGAAAGAGCTTAAGCACGAAGACAAGGCTCCGGGTGGACCAGACACAGTCAATAACAATCTGTTTGTTGGATCTACTGCCGATCTTTTAGCCATGCTCAAGGGAAAGAATGCAGGATAAGAATTCTTACTTAGGAAACCAAAATCTAAAAAGATCCGGCGTCAGTATTGGATGGAACGCCGAGAACATTCAAGAGTACGTAAAGTGCTCACAAGATCCTGTGTATTTTATCAAGAACTACATCAAGATCGTCAACATCGATAAGGGTCTTGTTCCCTTCGAGATATGGCCGTTCCAAGAACAGATGGTCAGAACTGCTGTAGATAATCGTTTCGTTATCTGTAAGATGCCTCGTCAGGTTGGTAAGACTACTACCGTGGCGGCTCTTTTGCTTTGGTACGTTCTATTCACAGAGAACTATAAGATCGCTATTCTAGCTAACAAAGAAAAGCAATCTCGTGAAATTCTGTCACGTATTCAATTGGCGTTCGAGCACCTTCCGCGCTGGCTACAACAGGGCGTGGTTCAGTGGAACCGTGGTAACATCGAACTAGAAAATGGTTCGAAGATTCTGGCCTCATCGACCTCATCTACAGCAATTCGTGGTGACTCGTTCAATCTGATCTATCTTGACGAGTTCGCGTTCGTTCCAAATAATATTCAAGACGAGTTCTTTGCCTCGGTCTATCCTACGATCTCGTCTGGCCAGTCTTCGAAGATTCTGATCACTTCGACACCTAACGGAATGAACATGTTTTATAAGCTCTGGACCGATTCAGAGCAGGGCAGAAACAGATACGAGCGAGTATCTGTCCACTGGTCAGATGTTCCTGGCAGAACGCCGAAGTGGCGTGAAGAGACCATCTCTAACACCTCAGAACGCCAGTTCTCTCAGGAGTTTGAGTGCGAATTCCTTGGTTCATCCAACACCCTTATTGATGGTAAAGTTCTGCAAAGACTCACGTATATCACTCCGATTCACACGTCAAATAACGTCGATATCTATGAACACCCTCAAAAAGGTCACAGATACGTTATTACGGTGGACACGTCTAGAGGCGTCGATATCGACTACTCGGCGTGTGTGGTATTTGACGTCACAAAGATTCCGTACAACATCGTGGCTAAGTTCAAGGCCAACGACATCTCGCCTCTTGTATATCCAAATATCGTAGCTCAGCTCGGATATCTGTATAACGAGGCCTTTGTTCTGGTAGAGACCAATGATATCGGTCAACAGGTCGTAGATATTCTACAACAAGATCTTGAGTATCCGGCAGTCATGGTAACTCAGACTAAGGGCCGAGCCGGTCAAAGACTGTCTGCAGGATTTGGTGGCAAGAATCGTCCTCAGTACGGCGTAAAGACGACTAAACAAGTCAAGAGAATCGGTTGTGGTAACTTCAAATCGCTCGTAGAGAATGATAAACTTATTATCAATGACTATGATCTTCTTTATGAAATGGCTCGATTTATTGAGAATAAAGCTTCATACGAAGCCGAAGAAGGTGAACACGATGACTTGGTAATGTGTTGTGTTTTGTTTGGATGGCTTTCTAATCAGCCGTTCTTCAAAGATCTAACTGAAACTGATGTTAGAAATATTCTAGTTGAAGGAAGTAATGCTCTGATGGATGAAGACATGACTCCGTTTGGATGGCAAGACGATGGCCATGGTGACGAAGAAGGCTTCTCTTTCGGTGATCCATTCTATGACATGGACGTAGGCCCTCACAGGCAATCTTTCTAAAACACAAAAACAATAAATATAAGCGTAACTAGAATCTACACGTTTCTTTAATGAAGGAGATAGAAATGGCAATTCAAGTCAGTCCTGGTATCAATGTAAGTGAAATCGATCTTACAACAGTAGTGCCAAACGTATCTACTACTACCGGTGCGTTTGCCGGAATTTTCACTTGGGGTCCAGTCAATCAGAGAAGACTGATCGATTCAGAAAGCACTTTGGCTTCTGTCTTTGGTAAGCCAACTGCCGATAACTACGAAACATTCTTCACGGCCGCTAACTTCCTGGCATATGGCAATAGCCTGCAAGTCGTTCGCGTCATTGACGGAGCAAACAATGCTGTTGCCAATACAAATACTGTAGCCGGCTTTGCTATCAAGAACGCCGATGACTATGCAAATACTACGATCAGTGCTAACGTAGCATATATCGCTAAGTATCCTGGTTCGCTTGGTAACAGCCTGAAGATCTCTGTCTGCGATAGTTCTACTGCATATAGCCTTCAAGTCAATGCTGCATTCATTCAAACCACAAGTTCAAATACTTATGGTAACGTATCTGCAATCAGCATCACTTCTACTAGTGGTTCGAACTCAGCCACAATCACTTATACCGCAAACCAAGCCGGTAAAGCTAACGCTGCAGCTCAAGCAACTACAAGCTGGATTACCGTCGGCGACCTGATCGACTTAGGAAATACGACGACTGGTACGCAGACTGTTAAGGTCACAGCCGTAACTCCTTCTAATGTCGAAACTGGTTCTGGTGCTAATATTCAGTCTTATGCAACTCTGAGCCTTGCTTCGCCAGTCGTTCTTCCAGCTAACGTAACTCAGACGTCTACTACTAGCTACTGGGAATTCTATTCACAAGTCGATAAGGCTCCGGGTAGTTCGAACTACATGGCTCAAAAGGGTTATACTGCAAATGACGAAATGCACGTCGTTGTCGTTGACCAATTGGGCCAAATTACTGGTACTCCAGGAACGATTCTTGAAGTCTTCAGAGCTCTATCACGTGCTACAGATGCTAAGACCGATTCGGGCGCTACTAATTACTACAAGACAGTACTGAATAATACTTCTAACTATATCTGGGCAGGTACAGATCGTAGTGGTGCTGTTTCAAATACAGCAAACAATATTGCGTCTTCTACAAATATCAACCCATACACAGCTACGTTTGCTCTTGGCGGCGACGGAAACAGCGAGTCAAACTGCTCTCTATCAGCTGTAACTGGTGGATATGATCTGTTCAAGAACAAAGAAGACGTAGATATTTCTCTTGTTCTTGCCGGTAAAGCCCGCGGATTGTCTGCAGAAAGTACAACTCCATCTAGCACTTCTACGACTTATGGAGCTATGGCAAACTATATCATCGGAAATATTGCCGAGTATCGTAAGGACTGTGTTGCTTTCATATCACCTGCTAAAGCAGATGCTGTCGTACAAACTACAGCCGGTGACGCTACTACGAATATCGTAAACTTCCGTAATAATCTGACTACTGCTTCTTCTTATGCAGTTATGGACAGTGGTTACAAGTATCAGTATGACAAGTACAATGATACATATCGTTGGATTCCTCTGAACGGAGACGTTGCCGGTACTTGTGTACGCACCGATAATGATCGTGATCCATGGTTCTCACCAGCTGGATTCCAGCGCGGTCAGATCAAGAACGTAACTAGATTGGCATTCAATCCAAATCAGGGCCAGCGCGATATTCTGTATAAGGCAGACGTAAACCCAGTATCAACGTTCCAAGGTCAAGGAACTGTTCTCTACGGAGATAAGACTCTGTTAGGACGTCCTTCGGCATTTGATCGTATCAACGTACGTCGTCTGTTTATCGTTCTTGAAAAAGCGATCTCTAACGCGGCTAAGTCTGCGCTGTTTGATTTCAATGATGAATTTACTCGCGCACAGTTTGTAAATCTAATCGAGCCTTATCTAAGAGACGTACAGGGCCGTAGAGGTATTACGGATTTCAGAGTAGTCTGCGATAGCACTAATAACACTGATCAGATCGTAGACTCAAATCAATTCGTCGGAGATATCTACATCAAGCCTAATCGCTCGATCAACTTCATTCAGCTCAACTTTGTGGCTGTAAGATCTGGCGTTGAGTTCTCTACAATCGTTGGTTCAGTATAATAAATAAAGATATAAGGGAGAACAACAATGGCAAGAAGTTTCAGCGTAGCGCAATTCAAATCTAATTTGACATTCGGCGGCGCCCGTCCTACACTCTTCGAAGTCAATCTATTTTCGCCTCCTCAAGGCGTTCAATTGGATATGCCTCAAGGCGGTCGCTTTCTAATACGATCTGCTCAAATTCCAGACTCAACTGTTGGATTGATTTCTATTCCATACTTTGGTCGAGCTGTAAAGATGGCTGGTGATAGAACATTCCCAACTTGGAACGTTACTGTTATTAACGATGAAGATTTCAAGCTTAGAGCTGCTATGGAAACATGGTCTAACTCGATTAATCAGCTTCGTGGAAATACACGTCTTAGATCAGCATCGAACTTGAACTATAAAGCAAATGCTCAAGTCATACAATATTCTAAAACGGGTGAAACGCTAAGAACTTATGTTTTTGAAGGACTTTATCCACAGAATATTGGAGCTATTGATCTAGCATGGGATTCCACAGATCAAATTGAAAATTTCCAAGTATCGTTTGAATACGATAACTGGTATCTGGGTAATGCCGGTATTACAGCCGCAAATGGCATTGGCGATCAAGGATAAATAGTTCTGAATACCTTTTTATTATTAAAGTAGGAGTGCCTTGATGGCCATAGAACTATTTGGATTTGAGATAAAGAAAAAGCCCGCGGAAGTAGTAGAGATTCCGTCGTTTTCTCCACCGGAGACTGACGACGGAGCTCTAACCGTTTCCGCGGGTGGTGCTTATGGAACATATCTCGACCTTGAGGGCTCTGCTAAGACCGAAGCCGAGATCGTCGCGAAGTACCGCGAGATGTCGATTCAACCAGAATGTGAACAAGCTATTGAAGAACTCGTCAACGAAGCCATCGTTAAAGATGGCAATAAGAACATCGTCGACATCAATCTAGACGACCTAGATTCTCTGAAAGTTCCAGAACGAATCAAAGATCTTATCTCTGAAGAATGGAACACTGTATCAGAACTGTTCAACTTCAACAACTATGGCTACGAAATCTTTCGTCGTTGGTATATCGACGGTAGAATGTACTATCACGTAATGGTCGATGAGACCAATCCAAGACTCGGTATTCAAGAGCTTCGTTACATTGATCCTCGTAAGATCAGAAAAGTACGTAACATGCGCCGCGAAAGACGTGGCAATATCTTTGTCAACGTAGTGGTTAGCGAGTTCTTTATGTACTCTGAAAGAGGCTATCGTGGCTCTTCTATGACCGGCATGGAAAATCAGGGTCTCAGAATCGCTAAAGACTCAATCGTTCACATCACATCTGGTCTGACCGATAAAGATAACAAGCTCGTTCTTGGCTATCTGCATAAGGCCATTAAGCCACTTAACCAACTAAGAATGCTCGAGGACGCTACGGTCATTTATCGTATCTCTCGTGCTCCAGAACGTCGTATCTTCTATATCGATGTCGGTAGCTTGCCTAAGATGAAAGCCGAGCAATATGTCAAAGATATGATGACGCGTCACAAGAATCGTCTGGTATACGACGCCACGACTGGCGACATCAGAGACGATCGTAAGTTTATGACGATGCTCGAAGATTACTGGCTACCTCGTCGTGAAGGTGGCCGCGGTACAGAAATCTCTACTCTGCCTTCCGGTCAAAATCTTGGTGAACTGTCAGATGTTCGTTACTTCGAGAAGAAGCTTTACAAGGCCCTGAACGTTCCTATGACTCGCCTTGATCCAGAAACTTCTGGCTTCAATCTTGGCCGTTCTGCCGAAATCACTCAAGACGAATTGAAGTTCCAAAAGTTGATCAATCGTTTGCGTCTGAGATTCTCGCAGCTGTTCTTGCACACTCTTGAAAAGCAACTTATTCTTAAGGGCATTCTGACTTCTGAAGATTGGGCCGAGTACAAGAACAAGATTCATTTCAACTTCAATACCGATAGCTATTTCTCGGAACTGAAGGACGCAGAGATTCTGCGCGAAAGGTTGACTACGCTTGAACAGATCACTCCATACGTTGGTATGTTCTACTCACAAGAGTGGGTCAAAAAGAATATTCTGCAACAGTCTGATGAAGACATCGAAGAGATGCAAAAGCAAATCAAGAGTGAAGAAGTCATGCCAGGTAGCTTGGCTGATACTGCTGCTCAAGAGCAACAAGCCCAAGATATGGCGATGCAACAACAGGGCGCAGATGCTGGTGGTGGAGCGCCACCACCAGCTGCATCTGCAGAACCAGAAACGACTAAATCTGGAAGAGGCCCAATGATTACTCAGATCGTTCAAGGAAAGACTGGACCATATACTAGAAAATTCCCTGAAGTTCGTAAGAAGAGAGAGAAACCGCGAGAAATCAAGACGGTTGAGACTCTTCCTCCAAACTTCAGATAAATATAAATAGATAATGCAAATAGGAGACAGATATGCCAAATAGCGCGGAAGATATCGTAGATTTTATCATGAATAAAGATCACCTTAACCTTAAGAGTGCACTGGATGATATCATGACGTCTAGAGTTCAAGATGCTCTGGAAGCCCGTAAGGAGTATATCGGTAGTCATATGTTTAATCCAGAGCTCGAGGAAGTGGAATCAGATGACGCAGAACAATAAAGACCTTCATGAAGTCGAAGATCCAGACGTAAAGTACTACGAGCCTAAGCCAGAGGGCGAAAAGCAATTCTGGAAGAGACACCTCGTTCAAAAGCATGCCGATCGTAACGGCAACAAAGACGATGTCTTCGGCGCCACAAATATCAACAAAGACGATACGACTCTACCACATCATAAGGATGACCTAGGAACTCCTATAGGCAATCGCCCTGCTGATCAACTTAAGAAGGAAAAGGGCATCAAGGAAGAAAAGATGACTTCTGGTGAAAAGTCGAAGCGTGAAGAAATTGTCAAGGCCATGAAGAAGAAGACTGCCGGATTCAAGGAAAGATACGGCGATCGCTGGAAGGATGTTATGTATGCCACAGCGACCAAGTCTGCCATGGGCGAAGAAGTAGAACTTGAAGAAGATTCACAGGCAGCTACATCAGATAATCCTGCTGGAGCACAAAATACTGTCGGTCAAGTAGATAACAATAATTCTCATCTTAATAATAATCCGACTGCTGATCAACCCAACAAGGGAGAAGTCAAGAACACTCTTGAGCAAATCGCGATGCAAGCAGCCGAGATGCACGACCAACTAGAAGATGGTCAAGAAGTAGACAGTGGTGTTCTGGCTGCCATTAGTGAAGCCAAGGATGCGCTTGAGCAGGCTTATGAATCCATCAATCAAAACGGTAAGAATGTCAAAGAAGAAGCCGAAGAACTCGAAGAAATTAGCGCTGCGTTCTATGCGGCAGCTGCTAGAGGAGCTAAGAGAGCGACTCGCGCAAACTACGGAGCAGGCGGCCGAGACAATTTCAACGCATCTCCAAAGCTGAAGATCTACCGCGATCCTACGCCTCAACCAAAGCCAGATGTCAAGGAAGACTTCGAGGAAGTCGATGATGTCGAAGATCTGTTCGAGGAATTGCAAGCTCTAGAAGAAGCAACCGTTAAGGATAAGACCGGCACGAT